GCTGACTCTATCTGGGCAAGCGTATAATCCTTAACCGCGTTCCAAATCTTTATCTGTATTGTTTTTTTGTCCATTATCTTACTATCCGCCATTATAACTTTTTAGTTCGTGAGCAGTATGGTCGTTGGTTAAACCAACTGCCCCTGCAATATAATCGTGATGTATTCCTAATGCACTCATTGTAAATTCCTATTTATAATCCAAATGCTATAATTCTTAAAATAGGGCCAAGTTCATTTCTGGCTGGTTGTTCCAAATATTTTCGCATTTTAGTTATGATACTCATGGATGAACCGTATCAAAAAAGCTTGTAAAATGGTTTATTAAAAACCCCGCTGCTCCAACATAAAAAGGAATCAGAAGCCAATGTACAATCTTTAACCTCAACTCTATGGCCATGATCCTCTTATCAAGAGCAATTATCTCTTTATCAACATTCGTAAGAATCTTGATCCTTTCCTCTTTATATTTTTCAACCGGACATTCTAACTTATGCCTTGCAAGTGCTCTATCTATCACAATCTGCGTCCACTCCGACATTTTGATTTTAACGTTCGTACCATCTATTGCTGTTACATCAATAAGTTCGTCGCCATGTGCCATAAGTGGATCCTCTCGTAGTTGTATTCCTTTTCATTTTACAAACCTCTCATCACTATAGCCAATATGGTAGCTGTATGTTCCCTTGCTGGTCTTTCCAAAAATTTGGCCTGTTCATCCGGTCTTTTCATTTTGTATCCGCTTCTACCCGCAGCTATCTCAGCTGCATTCTTAATATTAAATCTATCACCATGAGCCTTGTCCAAATCTTCATGAACATAAGCAGCATACTCTATAGCATAACCCACCACCACATTAGTGAACCATCCGTCCTTAAATAAACGAGTGTATGCTGATTTCCTTAAATCCCCAGTATCTATAGGCACCAATTCTTCACTAGTTTTTTGTAAAAACTTTCCAGCTTGAAACATATTACTTGCAAATTGGACAGTGGTAATTCCTGTGGTGTTCTTCATATTAGTAACCACTTTTTCAATACCTTTAATGGGAGCTAAAATTACTATCATTATAACATACAACTCAAAAGGGTTTCCGTTGCTTTTAGATTAGGCACCTGCCTAAAACTTTTAATTTCCCAAGCATCATCCTCCTCGGTAGGGTCATCCAAGGTTGCGCTATCCAAAGCACCCAATTTCAAATAACCACCAACCACCATCACTCTATCCACATATACCGTGGATTTACTTACTTCCCTAGAACCTCGATAATTAATATATTCCTCACTTAAATCCTCCCATCTACAATCTATCTGAACTGGAGTATTCCAAGTAGGTCTGCCATATTCATCTGTCCCACTTCTGGACCAAAAGATAGCGCTCTGTTTTCGCATTTTAGAGATAATACTCATTAGTTACTCGTTACATGGTCTTCCATATCAATATCTTCAGAGCGGAGTTTACCCACCCAAGATACACCAATAACCTGTTTTTTGCCCGTCTTAATTTGGTCATTCAATCTACCTAACTCCCCATAGTAAGCTAATCTCATAGCCTGTTGACCATAAGTGGTAACATCAAATCCCAAATCCACTCTATTCTGATACTCGGCTAATACACTACCCGCCCTTTCAACCAAGTATCTAGGGTCTCGTATAGCATAAAAATGTGCGGAGAGCCATCGTTCTATAAGTTCTAAGTCCGTCGCATCGTACCCAGTGTTGGTGCACACTTTAGTAACAATTTGACTGGCGGCCTCTATAAAAGGTGTTAGGCTGATTGCAGCGTCCACCTCGATGATGGCTTCAACCGCTTCATCTGTAGTACGTATAGCCATTTTATTTTCCTATTCTATTACTTTTTTAATAGTGGTTCCTGCAACTTCACCAGCAGCTTCCCCAAATGCTTTAATACTATTCGGGTCGGATTTTCCCCATGCATTTTTTGTTGTCGCTGAAAAGTTTTTATCCTTTACCTCATACTGATCAACACCAAACCAATACAAAACTACAAAGAAACCAGTTCTGGTTTGCTTTATTTTTTGTCCCTGATCATTAAATGTAATTGATTCAGCATTCTGCATGGCACAACCCGCAATGCTGATTATTATAATCATACTGGCTATTGTTGTTATCATTTTAAATGCCTTCAACTTTAAACTTCCTTTCCAACAATTTGGATTCTAAAATCATAACTATCTTTTCAAGTTTATCTGGGTGCATTTTATGATTCAAACGATTGGATAGCCATTGTATCAAAACAAAATCAAAAACGAATTCAGAGCAGAAATATTCTTCAGGGTTTTCAACCCCAGCAAGTGCGCAACCAGCCGCTCCTTTGAAATCATAACGAAGTAAAAGTAAGCAGGCCAATTCACAACTAAATAAGATTTCCTCAAGTTCCTCTCGAGTCACCCAAAAAGTATATGTAGTCCAACGCTCAGGGTGCGAATAATCTATCAGCTTGGCACGAACACCATTACCCCCGTCTAATGCTTCATGGGCACTAGTCGATGAATAAGACTTTCCATTTGGCAACTTAGCTTCCACATGAATTCGATTCGGGGAAACAACTTTAATAGCTTGCTCTGCAATTGAGCCCCATTTGCCCGACGCATTTCTGAATTTGATTTCTATCGGATAAAAATTCATGCTGTTTTTTTCCTTAACCAAAACTCCTTAGGACTTACTTTAGGAAATATATCCAAATCACTATCATCCGTGATATTAAAAATTTCAATATGAGGAAACTTATTATTCCAATCCTGCTTTACATATTTGGACCAATCCAAAAACTTTTTATAAACACTATCAGGGTTTTTGTCTAGGTTATTCACATGCCAATTAGAATGTTCCTTGGTGCGCTTCATATCGAACCCTAATAAATAGATTCGAGAAGCCCCTAAAAGAATAGCGAGATTTAAGGCAACCATTCCTGTATTACCGTTCCACCCTACTCCATCAGTACAAATACCTTTGGCATATCGTTTTAGGAGCTTAATACGAGAATCCACTGCCTTATTAATAAGAGAAGGCTCGGCTCCATATATTATTCCTTTATATGAAGCCAAGCTTCCTTTATGACTGGTGTACCACTTAATATCCCCGAAGACGCATACCTTACAAACCTCATAACCTAGCTGGTATGCATCATTACATCCAATGGTTTTCTTTCCTGATAAAAGATTCCAATCGAAATCCTTTAAGGAAGGACCACCGCCTATAATGTATACATCCATACCCGACCAAATAGGTTTTGGTATTACTACCTCCACGATTACTCCTAAACTAGCAAGGAGTCAATGAAGGGTACTACGTCTTCGAGCTCTAACGCTTTTTTGTTAGAAGGTTTATTGTTGTCATTGTCCTGATCGATGACCCAGTAACCTTTTGCGTTCTTGACTACCTTGATGTTGTTGGGTTCGGCTTCAGGGAAATCAGAGGAAACATCCTCTACTTCTTTACTACCTTTTTTGGCAACCTTAGTCCCCTTTTCAGAGGAGTCAGATTTAGGGGCAGAAGCAGAGATAGTTGCCTTACCAGCATCTATCTCTGCCTGCAAATCCCGTTCGAACTTATTTACAAAAAGGTCGCATAGGTTAGAGTTCGATTCCACCGTATCGCCTTGAAAATAGACCTTATTGTTTTCATCAATATGTCTACCACTTTTTACCTTAAAAAGCATTTGCTTGTCCTTTCCATTTCAGACTATAACTTATACTCAGCTAATAACAGGTACCTGCTTATGCAGGACCAGCGTGAAGCAAACCACAATTCAGGTTCTGGTCGCAGCGAATCTGAGGAACCATGATGGCCATTACTTTGAAGTTCTGCATCAGGCCACCTTGGGTTTCCCACTGCATAGTAGTAATGTCCATTCCAATCACCTCACGAACAACATCAGAAGTCTGTTGGACCATGATGATGTCATAGAGATAATTGGCCCCAGTCAGATAATCCAGACTGGAAAGTGAAGTGATGTCGCTGATTTCTTCCAATCTGCGCATCAGGCTCTTGTCGGTACCTGCTTTATAATCCTCACCGAGATACTGGTCCCAACCGGAACCGAAGTAAACACGATACGGACCATAATGGTACACGTTCTTGAGCTGCTGTTTCATGGCCAGCAATTCAGTTACCAGAGTAGCAGGAGTCCAACCTGAAGCGGTAGGAGCAGTGATAACCTTTGTGAGACGATTGGTGTAGTTGGTGTAACCATAAATGGTTCCGCCACCGTACGCATAAGTACCGTACGTACCAATAAGCATCTTTTCGATGGTCTCGGCTACCTTACGACCTGCCAGGGCTGCCATAGTGGTATCCAGAGGCGACCCACCATTACGGCTGGTTGCAATCTGACGAGCACTGAAGGAGAAGTCCTTGTGGATAATCGGCAGAGGTAAGCTAGTCAATTCATACAGAGGTCTATCGTTAGCTCCCTGTCGGAGGCCGTCCATAGAAACGTCCGCATCATTGATGTCACTTTGGGTTTCAGTTTCCAGTATTGTTTTGCCCATAGCGTTGGGGACACTGTATGTCAGCCCAGAACTACGCAAATCAGCTACTGCCTTTAGTCTGGGCTTGGCCGCAGCAATAACAGCCTGGTCCAGAGTTTTCCACTCATCCTTACGGAGAGTAGCGGTTGCGTTGCCGCAAAGAACAGCTTGGTCTACGCCGTTCACATTCTGAGTGATGTAGTGACGTCCGTCATCCCCGATATAAGGTCGGAGGGTTCGGGAATCGAAACCATTGCTCATCAGAATACTGGCAACACTACCGTGAGCTTGACCATTGAGAATGAAATCATTCATCTCGGTATTCCTTTCGAAATAAAACTTTTATTACGTTTCAATTTAAGTCACCTTATTAGATGA